CTCCTGCTACTGGTTTTCCACCAAAGAACATTACACTATTAGTGCCCATTGACTGCGTTATCACTTCTGTTGAACCTTTATAACTAATCTCAAATCCTCCGTTATTTACGTAAACGCCATACTTTTCTAGCCCTCCTGATCTAGCATCTAGAACTCTGGTGCTTATGCCTGTTGATACATTAAGAATTGAACCACCAGCTAGTGGTCTTAATCTTATTTCATATTGCACATCATCTCTTGGAAATTTAATGCGTATAAAATTAAATTGGTCTACAGGTGTGCGACCTCTGACACAGAATGGGCCAGCGCTATCTTCTAAAGTAATCCAAGCTTCAGTTCCCTTTTCTCTTATCTGCAATCTAAAGAAAGAATACCTTAAGCCGTATTCACTATACTGTCCAACAATATAATTATTACCACCTGCTTCAATTGCAGCAAGTGTCGTTTCAGTCGGTTGGCTTGAGAAATTACTGATGCCATTAAACCGCTTCCATACTTGCGATTTAATGCCAATTTCAACTTGGTTTAATTTACGTGTTGTAGTTATATTGGCAACAGCTAGTTTAAGCAATGTTGCGCCATTGCAGGGGTTAACATATTGCGCTAAATTCCTAGAGTTAAAATCTGGTGCATGTATTATAATTTGCTCTGACGCTCGCCGTACTCTACCTGCTGTTAAAGCTTTGAAGAAATAAGCTTTTGGTGCTGTAGGACTCCATATTGTAGTAGCTGGATAAGAGCCAGTACAAACAGCTTCTACTTCATGTATTAGATAAGTTTCGCCGGGGATCAATACTTCATCGCATGATATGCGGTAATTATCGTCTTTTGTCGCTATATCCTGAACGCCAAATTCACCGAATGTATTTGGTATATTACCGCCATACATCCAAAATTCAATTACTGAACCGATTGATACATTTACATCTTGCCATCCAGTGCTATGGGTAGCACCATCTACTTTCATTATGCCTGTACGGCTAGCATAATGAGATTCAATTTTATCGCGTTCATTGTTTGCTTTACGTGCTGCTTCTGTTTCTTTTTGCCATTGCTGTAAAGCGCCTGCTACATCTCCTCCAGTACCTGGATTTACAAATGGCGGGAATGATACCCGCACACGTTTATATGGCAACCGCCAATCCTGTGCATTACGCAATGGCTCTGATACGCCAAATTGCGTCATTGTTGTAGGTATCCTTACACCGCTAAATAACGGTTGCATACCAGCATTAGAATAATCAGCTAGGAATACATCTGTACCCCGCGCTGCTAATTGGCCTGCTACTAGATTTGCTGTCGTTAATCTACCTTCGCCTGCAACACCACGTTTAGAATAAACAGCGAATTTATTTTCTTGATAGCCACGTATTAAGCTATCGCCGATTGCAAAACCTTTAATGCTTGGGATAGCTGCTAATACACCAGCACCAGCCAGGAATATAGCTAGTAATTCCTGCCCATCGCCTTGACTTAGTAATTGCGACCATAGCAGTTTAGTCTCAACCCTTACACCGCCATATGTTGTGGAGCCAAGCGTTTGCCGGTTAGCAAATACCAATGGCATTACTTCGCCAAGTCTTGCCAGTGGTTGTACTGATGTAAAACCGTCTACATTAGTAAACCTATTATCAGCGCTTACGCTTGCGCCTGTTACATCACTGCCGCCTTGTTGTTGCCCTGGATCAGATCGTTTCGGTAGTTTAGGTTTTGGTGCTAATGCCTGTGCTGCAAAGCTAAGGCCAATCCCTACTATTGTTGTAACAATGCCAACTGTTAATGGGTCGCATACCACATGCGGCACATGGTCATAAGCTGCATCGCGCTCTGGGCGATAGTTTGCTACCTCATTTGCGTACCAGTTATATTCTTCAATCGTCAGCCCTAAAGTATCAATTAATTGCTTTTCCCATGGCAATATCGCGCCTCGTATCTGACGGTTGGGGACCATACTACCCGGTTGGTTTGTGCGCTGCAATGAAGCCATCCGGTTTCAAAATAAACGGCTAGCCCATAGCTATCAACAGCTTGGACTAACGCAATAATACCAGTTTCGCCTGGTGTTCCCCATAAGTCTAGTTGTTCCTTGAATATGGAGGTATCACCTGCATGTAAACGCCGATACCAACTGCGGGCTGGTACTGGTGCTTCAATCCCATACCATCCCAATACCCACCGGCATAAATTAATGCAGTCGGTAGCGCCATGCCGTGCTGGCTCAGCACCAAGCCTGTAAGGCAAGCCAATGAGATCAGCCGGACCTGATAGCACCCGTGCTTGGCAATGCCCCGACCATTTCGTAGGTAATACGTGCATTGGGCGCTTGCGCACCAATTGCATCAAGGGCATTGCTAAGTTGGAGTTCAACGGCTTGCGTGCTATATCCAAGTCCCGTGGCAATCCATAATTCATTACCTAATAATACCCCTGGTGCATAGGTATCAGTTAACTGATAAGTTTCCACCTTTACTGAATAACTACCATTTACTGCATCTTGCACCCAGCTTAACGTAAGCGGATTGGCAGGTAATAGCAATTGGCTGCTGATGTTATCACCGCTTTTTGATTTCTGCGCACCGCGATAAACAAACGGTAATAAATTCCAGTTTTGACCATTGAAACCAAATGCAGTGCCTTCTGTAAAGAAGTTTTGCCATCTTTGCACCGCGCCAGCAGGTGATGTAAAAGTAGCAAAATTACCAATAATAAATAAACTCATCGTAAACCTACCTGTCTGCGATAAGCAGGTGAATTACGCATCTGTGATGATACCTGAGCGGCACCAGCTTTAGCGCCTGCGGTAGCAGCCCGCTTCTCTGTTGCCATCATCGCTGCTTGCAACTGGTCAGTGCTGACATAATCCTGTCCCAGGAACCTAGTTGTTTCAAAGCTCATTGATAATACAGGAGTTGCCGCCGCGCCAGCGCCCATTGCATCACTGCTGCTATTACCGCTACTGCTACCGCCTTGGCGCTGGTAACGCGCCATTGCTGCAGTAGCGTCGGCTGGGATTATTGTACCAGCGCTAGATGGCACGAATAGCTCAGGCCCTTTCTCACCGACTAGCGATGCCTTGCCAACTGGTGGGGTGCCACCTTCGGCAAACCCTGGGATGCTCATGCCACCAAAAGCTGTGCCAGTGCCAGCGCTAAAAATAGAACTTGAGGCTGCACCTCCATAAGTACTGCCGCCAGCGATAGCACTGCCGCCACCGCCAAACAGTCCGGCTAGTGATTTTGCTATCGCGATTGCAGTGTAAGTAGCAATCATCTTTGTGCCTTCCTGCATTAAAATGTCGCCTATAGATTTAAGGAAGTCAGAGAATACTTGTTGCGCTGTTGCTGTGCCTTCGATTAAACCTTGAACGCCTTTTGTTAATGAATTGCCAACAGCATCGCCAATACCTTGCGATACACGAACAGCTACAGATTCAAGATCTTTTAGTTGTGTTTGAGCAGATCCAATGAATTGCTGTATTGGTGACGAGGCAGCGGCGGTAGCTTCGGCGTAAGCACGAATTGCAGTTGTAGCTGCCTGATTCAATTCGTTATATATTGCTACATGGTCTTTATTGTCCATGTTAAGGGCTGAAGTTGCATCCCTTAATCTTTGGTTTACTGCTAATACTTGCAATTCACCTTCTATCAGCTCAGGCTTAACGCCTTCCATCTGTAACCGATTGCGCAATGTAAGTGCTTCTGATTGCAATCCTAATTGTGCTGTTTGCTCTCTAAAGGCAGATGTACTGGCTAAAATTCCTGCTGCTAAGTTTACCGCTTGAAATGATTTTGCTTGTGATTTAAATAGTGCAAGCTGTTGTGTAAAACCTTGAATTTCTGCTTTTGTTTGATCTACATTTTCGCCAGGTACACCGCTTATTCCGCCTCCCATTGCTGTATTTGGTCTTACAAAATATCCACCTTTAAATGAATTAAGATCAGGATAATTACCTGCTTTACGCCCGCGACTACTGGATTGATGGAATACATTTTGGCCGCCAGTATACACGCCCACATGTGAGGTATCACCAGGTCTGCCAGTTGCAAGTATATCTCCAGGCTTAATTTTATTAAAATCAGTCATCACAGTGCCAGCTTTGCGTACCGTATCAGCCCACGAAGTAACGCCAGGCAAAGTAATGCCAAGCGAGCCATAAAATGCTTTTACTGATTCTGAGCACATATTTGCAACCCCAGTAAATTTACTGGCTGCTTGAGTTGCTGCATTAATTTGGCTAGTGCTAAACCCGCCGCCTCCACCACCAGCAACGGTAGTAAATTGCACTTGATTCATTCTTGCGCCTGATTGCAATCTTTGCTGCGCTTCTTTGATTTTGTTTTCTAATTCTTTAATCTGTGCGTCAAATGAAGTTGAGCCCATCATCATAGATTGGATAATGCCGGCTTGCTCCTTGGCAGCGCCAGTAAATTTATTTACAAAATTACTAAGTTCTTTTTCTTGCAATTGGCGTTGCAAATCATAACGTAATTTATCAAGATCAACTTGATTTTTAAATACTTGACCATCAATTTGCATTTGGTATTGCGCTGAATCCATGACTAATTTATCAGCTAATTTTGCTGCCTTCTCTACATCGCTTGCTGCTTTTTTAGCTGCTTTAGGATCTAATACCGCGCCTGCACCTGCACCAGTTGGCAGTGTTGGCAGTGGCGTTGATGCTGGCGCCTCCATTCGTGCCAACCTATTTTTCATAAGTTCAGCTAAAACTTTTGTTATCGGTTGTCGGCGCATTTTAGAAAGATTTTCAGCTTCTTTTTTTATTCCTGTTAGACCAGTACCTCCTGCCCCGCTGGTTCCTAAAAATAATTCTTCTGCACCAGAAATGCCCCCCATGCCTGCCAACGGCAACCTTCCGCCTCTTATTGCAATTTTTGCAGCTTCTTGGCGCGGCTTAGTTGCTGCGTTAATTAAATCAGCAACAGTGCCCAAAGTTTGAGCCGCAATCCCACCAAGGCTTCTTAAAACAGGGCCTAAGGACTCAAGCACGCCACGCAATTCTTTAATCACATCTATCATTGACGGAATCAAATCTTTAGTAGTTGCAATTTGTAGT